GTACCGCTATTTTTATATAATACTATAAATTTAAATCTTTGTCAAGCCTAAACTTGTTATTTTGAACTACTGAGCTATTCAACAGACTGAACGCATAGACGNCCTCATAGTTTGTTGAAAAGACCGCGTAGCTCATCATCATTTTATCATATTGCTTTTGTTCTTTTAATTGCTCTCCGATCTTTTTTAAGAGTGTCCCATCGGTTTGGAGCATTTTTTCAGGCACCCCATAATAATATCTCTTTTCGCGCGGAGTGTCAAGATCAAAAAACGATTTTTCTTCGCCGGTTTCATAATTCAATAGGCTGAAGGTAGACATGCGCGCGGTTTGGGTAAAGGGTGCGAAGGTGGTAGCTTCTGCGTCGGAGTGATTGAACACGTTCATCATGTGAATCGTGTACACAATTAATTCATTCAGTTTGTTAAAGTGCTCTCGGAGGGGAACATCCCCAATGATTTTAGATACTTCTATGTTATCTACCAAATAGATTCTCTCAAAGACGGCGCTCCTGGCATATTCTTGAAGCACATGAAACATCACATTATCATTCAATATTTTTAGCTCGGGAAGCATGGACCGGTCCGGGCGGATGTACAGGATACTTATTTGGCATTTATGTTTTATTTGCTCTAGAATTCTCAGCACGGAAGCTGAGATGGACCCGCAACTTGTTACAAACAACACATCGCCCTTCACACCTTTAAAGAATTGTTTCAGGTTCGGGCAGTTCTCTTCGTACTTTTCGGGATGGTCTTGTTTTGGAAAATTATAACACCGGGGTTCTTTTTTAAGTCCTGTGTCTATTTTGTAGGTGGTGTACTGAGGGTACTGGGCAAACTGATCTGCTATCCGGCACCCTGCTTTTCCTAGTCCAATGATCGTTTGCACTATCTTACATTCATCCTTTTCATCTCGCCAAAGCTTTTCCCACCAAAGACATTCACCTTAAAGGTGCCAAGCTCTGTGTTAGCAAACTCTTCTTTTATCTCGTGTAACAGCACCTGATCCTCTTCTGCGAGGTCGATTACCAAAGAGTCATGCAAGCAAAACGCGATTTGAGATTCCTTATCTTTAAGTAGTTCCCAAACTTTAATCATTTGACGCAAAAAGAGATCAGCCGCCGTTGACTGAATAATATAGTTTAAGGCGTGGTGCTTGTCTGCTTCAATCTCTCGGTTGAAGTGCGTCGTGACCCTGGTGCCGTCCCAGTGGCTTCTTAGAATCTCCTCCCGATTGTACGCACCACTGGATAACGGGTCGGTGGAGGCGGGGTTATATAGCCATGCAAATATTCTTTTTTTCGCGGCCTCCCGTGTGCCCACTCCTTTGTAAACATTCTTTAAGTTCCACTCGTGTATGTCTTCCTGTGGTTGGGTCTTCCCTAGCAGGCCAAGCATCACGCGGAGTTCTGCAGCGTTGTAGTCTAGNTCTAAAAACCATTTGTTGTTGGGCTTTAGGATGGTTCGGTATTCTTTGTCCATCGTTAAGATGGGAAAAGTCTTGGATGTGAGTCGGCCCGTCTTGGTGCCTTGCATGTCGTATTTAATATAGGGCGCCATTGTATTCATTTTCTTAAGGAACCTCCGCACTTTAAACTCATGACGTCGGGCGCCTAGAGGTGTCAAGTCGACATTTAGCTTGGTGTTTTTTATCTCCGTCAACACTTTGGCCAGGGCTACGTTGAAGTCGTAATTTTGTGGCTTTTTAAAACTAGAAAAAATGTAGGCGCAAATTTTGTCCTTGGCGCGCCCATAATCAAGTAAAAAGTGAGGGGGTACGAGATCAAAAAAGCAATGTTCATTAAGATTTAATTTCGCTTCGGTGACGGCCTGGTAGAAGGCAGCTAGTGTTTTGTTTACCCTTTCCCATTCTGTTCTCAGGTGATCGGGGCACACTTCGTGTAGACTCTTGCCACCACAATAATGTCTAGCGTATTCCACGGGTTTGTCCCTTAAGAATTCAGAGTAATCCCATGTCTTTGCAAGCGGGGTGGGGAATTTCTCTTTATAAAACTTGCCCTCTGCAAAGACAGCGACACATTTTTTCTTATCATCGAAGGTCTGGAAGATCATTTAACTCAATATTCAGTATTAGTATACTTTTTTATTTCGGACTTTTTTAGTATATCAGAACCTAAATAAGAATACAAGCCTGAACTGATAGAATCTCCAAAATATTTTATTTTATAAGGTGGAACATGATCACTGATCGGTTTTTTATAGATCTTTGTTTTGTTTACAAGGGCGCCGAGGTGAGCCACCGCAGCTTGAATGCTGTACGCATCGCGGTAATTAAATATTTTCTCTATGGCCGATGTGAAGTCTCGGGGCTTATAAGAAATTTGTGATTCTATTAGGCGCAACCTCAAATAAAAGGGCAAAAAATAATCATCGGTATACTTTTCTACAAAAGTGATGGGGGCGCTCTCTCCCTTGGCAACAAATCCATCTTCTTGGGCTTTGACGAAAGCCTCCTTATCAAAATAGGCTGGGATGGGCTCACGGAAGCCATCGCTCATCTTAGTGGAGTATCTATTATCCGCAACGCTACGCCATATAGCATTTGTGCAGTTTTTAGTGGTGTAAACAGTGCCGTAAGTCTTGGAGCCCGGGTCCATCAACAAGGTGGTGTAAAGATTCCACAGGCGTGCTTTGATGCTTTCATACGAAAAATATTCACTTTCATAATAATAGCTAGAAAAAACACTATTGTCTGCGATGTCAACACCATAGCGTGCCATATAGCCCTGACCTACGTCGCGGTGGGCGCCCACTGCCTTGCCGTCTATCTCAGAAGTGTGGGGCTCGACATGTCCTTCTTTAAATGCACCGCCCGTCATGGCCGGGGAATCTAAGTTGGCTGCTATTCTCCAGGGGGCATTTTTATCCACATAAAACCCATAACCAGCTGCTATTTTTAAATATCGATTAAATGAGGGTCGCGACAGAAAACGCTCGTATTTAACTGCGTCGTCGTCACACGGTAGCGTTTCCAGTTCAATAAACAAGCCGCTGATTGAATTGGGGCAAAAAGGGGAAAGAATAAAACCAGTTTTGGTAATAGGAAATTCAGTTGCCACCTCCCGAGCATAATGTAAAAATTCCTGGGTAAAATCATCAAATGTTCTGACTCTTCGATTAATCTTGGGAATGTTCATGTACGCGTTTGCAAACACTTCAAATACGTTTTCAATGAAGTGGTCATTATATGCTTGGTGTATGTTCTTAGTCGCCGACTTGGGGATGAAAGAAGAAAACAAATCATTAAACACCCTACTCTCTGATATGAGTGCTTTGTCCATAAACTCTTTAAAATCTTTAAAAGCTGCTGCCACGAAATCAAGCGCCAAGTTTAGGCCCGAACCGGGAATCTGTGCCATGTCGGCTTCGGAGGGGTAAACGGGAATTCCATGGATGTCAACTTTGCCATAAAATGGCTTCTCGTAAATGGTGTCTAAGGGGGTGAGATCAAACAAACGCGAAAAAGATTTTTGCTTGTACAGCAAACGTTGTTCGAACATTGTCGAGCTTTCTAGAGAATTAACGCCCTGGGGTGGTGGAAAAATATAACCCATTAAAGCTTTGCTCCTTTTTAATAATTAGTAGCGGGCTCTTGTTTTTTATTAAGAAGTCCTCGTCTGCATGTACTTCAAATTAATTGCGGCAGCTTCTTGGGGTGTTTTCCCTGATTTTAGTAGCGCCTCGTATCGTTCGTCAGAGGTGTTCCCCGCTAGTGTATCTTTATCCTTAAGCTTAGTGACGGGATCGGACAGGGCGCCGTTTTTGATAACGACATCAGCTATTTCTAATTTTGCGTTGATTTTTGTTTCCCACTTATTTTGCCCAATGTTGTTGTGAACGCTCATGACGATGTAGTAGCCTCCGTTCATCAACAATTCTTCTGCAAAGTGACCATTGCTTATTAGATCCGTATTAACATAAATATATTGGCCCACATAGAAATATGGATTCCCCACTAAAACGAGATCAGCAAAAAATCTAGCGGGTTTGATCATGCCCCTGCGGCTTGTAAGCCCCCCTGCTTCCGCTCGTTGGTATACCGCCATGGCAAATGTATCATTTTTAGATTCTGAGAATTTAATACTTTTTAGCAGGCCTCGGTTAGGGCCGCCCACCATGAAATGTGGAATCCCTTCCTCCCGGTCTAACACGGGATCGGCGCGGTGAACGCGTTTAATCCTTTCGGCAAAGGGGCGCGAACTGGGTGCGGTTAACAATAAAGTATTAGACATTTGGTTAATGGACATACTCTGCGCTGCGCTGTATTTACCTCGCGTTTTTTGACTTAAATCCAAAACTGCGTTCGTGTGCACTCCGCCGTGTATATTGCTTTGTACAAACTTTTTTGGAATAACAATGGGGGTAAGCTCTATACGAAAAAACTTAGATTGTTCTAGGTCGGGCATCGCGAGCGCTGGCATTTTTCCATCGGGGCCTGTGGGGGCTACCACTTTATTCATAATAAACTTAAGGAGATCCTGAACAAAATCTAAAAGGGCATAGCCGCCGCTGTCGCGACCTTCCCCTACCACCTTTTGAGCTATGAAGCTTATAAATGTCTCAACAGCTATGGGTAACATGTATAAGCTAACCGATTGTGTATCACTGGCGTTAACAGATCGTACGTTCATGTTCCCCAGGATGAGTCTAAAATCCGGCATCGATTGCTCCAGCGACACCCCAAATCCGCCATTCTCGAAGATAACTGAAATTAAATCCCCTAATGTAAAAAACATTACTTTGTCGCCCGGAACGTACTCGCCGGATAAAAAGAGTTCCGAAGTAGCCCCGAGCTTTTTAAAAGTGCTAATGATGATGGGGTCGCCATCGGGGGAAGTGATTGTTAGAGTTCTCTTTTGCTTCTCCATGGCTTTTCGGATCTTGGCCGCGACGCTTTTCGTGTCAACCTTCCCAGCATTAGTTTTTTTCGATTTCGGCGTCTCTTTTGTTGTTGGTCCAAAGCCTGCGTCGGAAATAAACTTTTTTCTTTCCGGGCTCAAACCATTATATTCTGCGGCGCGGGCCTTTTCAGTCATATTAACCCAAGCTAGCTTGCCTTCCTCCTCCCACCATTCTTTGTCGGCGGCCGCGTCAGCGGCCGCTTCAGCTATCTGTTCGTCAAGTAACTGACGATAGTCAATCCAATTTTGAAAAGCTTTGTTTTTGCCGGTAGTGGTTATCCACGCTACTTTATCCTGGGCCATCAAAAGTTCTAGATATCTAAATAAATGTTTGGCTCGCATGTTTGCTTCCAGCGCCTCAAGCCCAGTTAGGATAGCATTTTTAGCTTTTTGAAGTTGCTTCTGGTACTGGCGGCGCTGCTTCTTTTGAAGGGCTGATGGCGCCGCCTTGCGCAATTTACTGTCGACGGCCTTTTCGCTGGTCTGAGCATTTGCGGGTGCGCTAGAGTCTGCGGGTATGTTTTTGGTGGCTTTATCCAAGTCATTAACTTTGCTGATGGCCCCCATTGTACTTCCATTGCCGTCCAAGGCTTCTCTGAAAAAATTATAATCTCTATCCAGGCGAGGAAGAATGTTCACATAAGGCGAATCTCCCTTGGCTTTTAAGATAAGCTTATTTATTTTGGCGCTTATCGCGTCGAGTTTGGCCGCGGCAGTCTTAAGTTGTAGCAAGTCTGACATTCTTTTCTTTTGTGACCCCTTGGCTTTCTTGGCTGCCGCTTGCCAAAACGTTAACTCAATTTCGTTAAGCTGCTCCTTTAAAGCTTTAACGTTTTCGCCAGTTTCAAAGTTATAGTTTTTTAAAATATCGGCTCGGACATTGCTAAAGGCATGCTCAAGGGCGCCATAGTAAGTAACTGTTACTCCCACAGATCCGTTCTCTCTGAACTCCATCTCGTGTTTTATCAACTCACCTATCCAATTTAATTTTGAATTTCTTGCGGCGTTCACAAAGTTTCCTCCCATCGACGTAGAGCCAAGAGAGGACACGAATGATTTTATCGTACTACTATCCAGCTTGAAGAGAGGATTGTCTGGGTTGACGTTCCAGCCTATCGATAATCTTATTCTGAAAGGGGCGGCCGCGGCGCTGCCTACAGTTTTTTTTGTCTCTCCGCCCTTGGGTTCTTTAGCATATCTAAACAAATCTGAATATTGTACACTGTGCTTGTGGCCAAAGAGGGCGCCGGCGGACCACTCCTTAAAGAGAGTTTTTACATCATTAAAAACAAATTTTATTGTCACTTTCTGCATCCAACGATTAACCGTGTTCTTCCCTTTGCCTTCCATCTGCATTGTTACACTTTCTATTCCTGCGTCGCGTCCGCGGAAAGGGCTTTCCAACATATTTTTATCTGTCCAGTCGTTTTCAAAATCCGTAAAAGAAGAAAAAGGAAACAAAACTTCTGCGATATCTTTACCCCCCTTCACATAAACTTTATATATTTCGATATGGGGTACCAGCTGGCTGTAGTCGATGGGGCGCCCCTCCATGAATGCCATCACATCTGGTGAAATGGTTAATCGATTAACAACAGCATCACTATGGTTTTCAGTTTTAAGCAGCTTAACAAATCGACTTGGGTTTGTGTTCTCCTGGAGAGGCTGGACGAGTGTATCCATGTAGGCCATTAAGTATGCTTGCTTGTAAGCCGCTTTTTTTAAATTGGCGTCCACCAACTGGTGGCGCGCCGCAAAATTCTTTTTTCTTCCGTTACTCATTTCTTTCTTCGAAAAAACTTAAAACAATCTTTAAAGGCTTGGGCACCAGCACAATCTCCCCAGGCTCAAAGTCTGACTCCAAGGGAAGTTTGTTGAACCATGGAATAATCCACCATAGAGAAGGGTCTCCGTAGTGCTTGGCAGCTATTTTATAAAATCGACTGCCCACTCCCCATATTTCATTGTCCACCGTAAGGGCGCCCAGTAGCTTGTCGGAAGGATATGTCATATTGGGTGTGTTAAAGTGATCTATAAAGCGTAGCTTTCTCATTGAAAGTTGCTTAGTGTATTGAGGCGAAGACAATCGGAGGATATCTCGATTCCTATATCGTGAAAAATTAAAAGCCATCTATGCGGTTCCTCCTGGTGATGAGTCGGGCGCTGTATGCGGTGATTTTCCTAGATCCGTCCCCATTTGAGCAGCTGCTACTTTTTGCTGGGGGCCTTGTGGGTTGGTGGCGCGATCTTCCATTGATGTCAGTGGGGCGGTCGTCGAGGCCATCACTGTAGTCTCCACGCTGCCGGGATCCGCCTGCGGGGCAGACCGCGCGTTTGTCGCTTGAAACCCCCACTGGCCGGCATTGTAAGGGAAATTGTAGCCGTACCCATTGGGGCTGAATTCTCCGCGGTACCAGCCCACAAGTTTATCATGTATGACCTTAAAAGTGAACCCCACGTCGATTTTACGTGGGAGCGCTCTGTACCCTTTGTCGGGCGCTTGCTTGCCGAATGCGACGTTCTTGGGGATGGATCCAAGCTTGTGGCTAAACGATTCAATGTACCCAGTAAGGCCCGAATCAGACTCCCCCATGAACTCGCCTCCGCGCTTAAAGCTTCCGATGTAGTTTCCATATCTTATGCGAAAGAAAGGTGGGGCACCTAGGACCGCGGTGGGATCTCCGTTAATGGTACTGCCGTCTGGGAAATAGGCAGGATAAAGTAGCTGAGTAAGAAGGTTGATATTGCGAATATTATTCACAACTCCGTCCGGCGAATCCAACAAGTGGTGAGCCTGCAACACAAAACTAATCACCATCGATCTAGTGGTACTTTTGTAAGTTACAATAGGATCCATGCGGCCGTATGCGGGGTCCACATGGTATGTGGGGCTAAACGTTTGGTTAATAGTCAAATTTTCGACCGGCATTAAAAGGGCCTTTTGGCCAAGGGGCGTCTTTTCAAGGCTCACGTGAAGTGGTTCAAAAGCGAATACCTTAAATGGCTGTTTAAAATTTGATACTGTACTAGGCATATTCTCTCCTTGGTGCTAAACAGTGTTCAGCCCCACCTCCTCCATCCACGTTACTATCACCTTTCTCGTGCTGTCATCAAGCAGCTGGTTGCCTAAATATATAGGTATTGTCGCCGTCATCTCCGCCGCGCGCGCAACTTGCGTGCCTCCCGCGGTGCCTCCGCGGCGCGCCACCTGAGCCGTCCGCTCTTGTTCGTTCAATTCGTCGGTGGTGCGGCTGACGCTGGTCAGCGATTCTGTCTCTTCCGTTGCGGCCGGCGATGGGGATGCCCCTTCGGTGTTCTCTGTAGCCTCGGCGGGGAGACCTTCCCCAAGCATCTCGGCCATCTTCACTAATGCCTTGCGTTTATAAAGCTCAGTTGTAAGAAAAAATGTTCCTAGGGCGCCAAGTGCGTTGCCGTCGTCCATTTGGTTGTTGGCCCATGCAATTCCCGTTGTTAGAGTCGTCAGCATGTCTGTCACTGTCTCGCTTATAAACTGGCTGGTGGCCATACCCAGATTTCGTAATGTTCCGGCCATACCTACAGCCGCTTCGTCTACCTCGGTGTATGCGCCTTCCACCAAGTGTAGGCCTTCCTTCGCAGCCGCGAAAGAATCCGTGATTGAAACAGCGTTTCGTATCGCGCCATCTTCCATACTGCCTTTCAACTTATCGTAGGAAGTGACATCGCCGTGAATCATCTGGCGCCTTCGCGCTGAGTCGGCCTTTTCGGCATCCGTGCGCCCACGCATCAACCGCATTGCGCTTTGGGGATCGAAACCCATCTTCTCGCCCACTGATAATTTACCAAACTTCTTTAAGGATTCAAAACTGACGCCAGATTCCTTTGCGGCGGCCTGGAGCATTTTAATCCTGTCGTCTTCGCTTGCGTTCACCATGTCCAAAGTGTTCAAGTAGGGCCCACCCAGCATAGCGTTCAACTCTCCCACCCTCTCGGCGGCTGTGTCTAGAGTATCAAATCCTTCGACTCCTTTTAATAGTTTGTCCATTGCGACGCCGGTTTCGGCTGAAGTGAGAGAGAGATTTTTGAATATTTTCTGGGCCTTTTCGAAAGAATAGGCGGATCCAATTCCATCCATAAAGGTGGTAAAATCTGTGGCAACTTGTGTGGGAATCTTGCCCGTTGTTCGCGCAATGTGCATTAGCTGCTCGCCAAATTCTCGGGTGTCTTTAGTAATATTAGTTCTGCCGTATGTTTTTGATAAAACATCCAGAGTTTTACCGAAGGACTCGGTGGAGAGCCCCATCTTTTCATAAGCAATTGCGTAGCGCGCCACATTATCTAGATTTCTTCTGGACTCTTTTGTGTTTTTACTCATCTCTGTTCTAAAAGTGAAAGAATTATCAATTAAACTTTTGTAGCCAGTTTTCACGCCTTCCATGGTGACGCCGAGGGCTTGAAGCCTCTCCTGAGTCCCGATCATCGTTTCCGCAAATGTTTTTTGTCCCGCGATGTGGCGCCTAACCATTGTATCGGCGTTCATGACAAGACCGGTATACTTGACTAGCTCGGTGCTTTGCGTGCTTACGCCCTTATACTGTGTTTCCATCTCTCCATAGGCCGTTGAAAGCTTTTCTTGCAACGTCTCGCCGGCTTTTATGCCCAATTCGCCCAAGAAGCCACCCACACTGCCCACAAGGCCGCCACCGCCGCCACCGCCACCGTCATCGCGACGTCTTTTTCTTCGGTTTCGCTCTCGATCTCGATCTCTGCGTTTTCGGCGCCGTTTTTTCCCCTGGGCCCCCATGGCTGCTTGCTGCAGCATGGTCATCACCATTCCGGGGAGACCACCGCCGCCGCCGCCAGCCGGTTGGCTGGCGGCACGGTTTTCCGCGTCACGCAGCTGTCTAGTCGTTTGATTAACTGCGGTGCCGGTATCTTTCACGGCTTGCAAATTTTGTTTGCGCAATGTGAGGGTGCGCTGCAGCTTTGTTATTTCAGCGTCTACTCCTGCAGGGATAGCGTCGCGCTGGTTTTTTAACTCTGTTGTTATTAATCCAAGCGCTTTGGAAATCGCTTCAATTTGAGTCGCATATTTTTCAGAATTGGTGGCTAGAGACTCGTATATTCCGAGAGATGCTGAGGCGGCCTCTGCGGCTGTGGCCGCGGCGTCTTTTCCTTGTAATAGTTTTTGGGCAATGATTGCAGCCGAGTCTGCGGATGAGCCGGCTGCTGTGGTGGTTTGGTTTAGCTTCTCTAAGATATCTGGAAGCTGTTCGCTGATGGTCGTTAAAAGCTGGCTTAAAGCTTCTATCTGCTCTGGAGTTAGTGCTGCCACGTGGAATCCCCTTTTTTAATAAAACTGTTCCACTAATAATTAGTTGAGGCGCTTATTTTTAACTATTTTGAATGGCGCCGCGGTTTGGCAGCTTCAGCTTCTTCTTCTTTTTGTTTAACAAGTCTCCGGAAAAACCATTTGCGCAAGCCGACAGGCAGATTGTAAAGTTCGAACAACGTCCAGTTGCCATGGTATTTCATCAAAAAGAATTGTTCATAAACATTTTCTATGTACTCAAGTGTTAAGCCAAAAAAAGTCTGCATTGAGGGGGACCTCCAGTGCCCCCTCATAATCACACTCAGGGCACGTAAAAGCGTGCTCCATGTTTACAGTTGGTATTAGTTTATCATATACTTTGCGTATATATCGAGCATGTAACGCGGGAAGGCTGTTGATGAATTCATTGAGGGGCGCCTCCGCTATCACCTGATTGACAGAAACAATTATAAATCTTAGAAAATCGCTGATGGGAGTGTCCGCAAGGCGATGCTTCTTTTTGTATTCTTGGGTCTCCGATACTCTTTTTTCGTCGCGGCCGGTCAAAAAGCGTACCTCCACTGTGTATTGGGTTTTAGGGAGTGGTATCAAAAAAGTATTATTTTCTGTTTTCTGCGCATCGTGTTCGGCCATTACTTCCGCGGTGGGGAACTTCGCTGTCAAAGAGTTTAAATCAAAACCATACTCTTGAAGCCCGCGACAGTCAGGGCATTTGATTGACGTTTCATACAGCGCCCCATAACCATGCATCCGGGCGGCGACAATGAGCGCATTTTTATCGCCCAAGAGCAAATCATCCACTCCAATGCGATTGTCGACCAGCAGGTTCTCTAACATCCTGTCAATGGCTACGCCTTTTTTCAGCAAAGCCACCGAAGTTAAAATGTCCTCTTCCTTCGTGGTCATGTGTTTAATTTCCACAACATCTTGGTTATAAAGCGGATGGTCAGAATTATAAAATTGCCCTTTGCTGGGCAAATCTACAAATTCTGTTGGCGTTATAAATTTTAAAGATTCGGGGTTCGCGGATACTTGTTTTAAGTCCGTATTTTCATTGTCTACGGCACTTGGATCAATTCCAAGTCTATTTTCATTAGATCTTACACTCATTTTTACCTCATATTTTGTTTATCGATAATTCGACTCTATTCGATTTTGCGAGACATCCATTCCGCTGCCTCCCAGCCATCGCATAGCCGTGTTAATTGCCTGGGCTATATAATTCCGGCGCTCTACACTGGCGGCTTGTAATCTCGACTCTCGTTCTCTCCGGCTCCATCCTTGCAAATATTGAAAGTTTTTGTAGTCAAAGCGTAAGTTTATTCTTCCAAAACCATCCGAGCCCTGGCGAATGTCAGAAAAAGTTACGCTAGTCAAGAGAGGCTTAAAGATCCGCCACTCTCCGATCATACTACCATCAATCCCCAATTCCAAAATAGTAATAATCTGGGGGTTTCCGTTAACATATCCATTTATATATGAATCATATGTTTTGCTGTCGGCCCCTTCTTCGTGCGCCATGGCGTCATTTTCAAAAGTATAAGTTTTTTGCATCATTTCCAGCGCGGCATTAATGTGGCCCGTTGTGTCTGGGCCTTGAGTACCTCCCAAGTTGACATCTATCAGGCTGACGTCCAACGAATTAAGTCGGAATGCTTGAGTGGGATAAACAGCCTGCGCGTAGTCGCCCGATCTTAATTGGTATTCAGTAGTCTCGGATCCAATTTGGTTATAACCAGGGCGCGTAAAGCTTTGTACTATAAATGGTGGAAAGGCGTTGAGGCCCTCGCCGCCGAACATCAGATCTCCGAATAGCAAGACAGCTTCGAACACCCTCTTCGGGCGTACGATGGGGTTGCTCCAAAATGTCCAGGTTTTGGGGGTATCTAGGGCGATATCAACCATTCTACATTACCTTCCTCTATACATCCCCACCAATCGGGGCTAGTTCGGCGCCGAGTTGTTTTCTGTACTTTTTGATAATGTCATCTTGGTCAGGTCCGGCGCCCATAATGAGAGAGGGAACTTGTTGGCCGGCCTTATCGAGGCCTTCGTATTCGGCCCAATCGAAGCGGAGACTCATTGTTATGTCAACCATGTCTTCGGTAGTATAATTTAAAGCGGTGCCGAACTTTACATTCTCAATCCAAGCGTTCTTTAGTGTCCATTTATCCACAGGGTTGCCGGCTGCATCCACCTGTTGAATCGTTGGCTGCCCCAGCGCGGCTGTCGCAGCTGCTTTGCTAAAAGACCTTTTTGCTGCGGCCTCAGTGCCTGGTACAGCGTAGCCAGAAGCTTGCAAAATTTTAACTAATTTAGCTGACGAGTCAGGACTAACAGGATCAATCAATGTTACCTCAACATTATCCCACGTTATTCTTCCGGGGAAGTTAAATGTGTGGGCCATAAACTGATGTGCTACATTGGTTATGACGAAGCCCGGCTTTGCCGCGGCCTTAATGGTGTACGCGGGTAGATGGTCTAGAATCAAAATCCATCTATACGCTCGTTTGGGGTCGATGGTATTTGAACTCCAGAATGAATCAGGCATTTTAGTTTCTCCTTTTTGTCCTTCTATTAGTAAATAGAATTAAAATAAATTTTTAGTCATTAAAAGACGCTCCGGAGTCTGTAATGATGAAGTCAATTGCAATAAACTCAATTGCACGGGCCGGTTTAACGAATATCTTGGCATACAAAATGTTTCGGTCAATGAGATCCGGAGTTGTTGTGGTCTCATCCAAAATCATTCTGTAGTCGGTGATGCCCAGGCCGGCTTTCACGTCAGACAGGAATGGCTCAACCTTTCCTTTAAAGCGGTTCCAGGTCGTCTCTACATTCTGATCGAACAGGATTGTAGCTGCGAATCTAGAAATCTGCTTTTTAAGGAAGATTGTAAGTCGGCGTACATTTACTCTGTCGAGGGCAGATCGTGTCAATTGCAGCGTCTTCTGGCCGAAGATAACAATTCCTTCAGCAGGGAAGGCTGCAATCGGATTGATGTTTGCCTCGTAGAGATCGTCACGTTGCCGCGAAGTAAGTCTTTGTTCGACGGCCACCACGGGGATGCCTGCCGCTTGATTTACGCTTAGACCGCCGCGCGTGAAGCCTGCGGGTGCAAACCAAAGTTGTGAATTCGCTTCACTGTATGACATTGCACCTAGCGCGACAACCGAGGGGGGCGCCCAAAGTACGGAACCGTTGATGGTATCGCGAATCTGGACCCATGGGTAGTAAGTACACCCGTAGCTACTGTTAAGTTGTAGGGTGTCTTTCTTATTTGCGATAACTTGACCCACATTTCCCTTTCTATCAGTACGAGAGTCGCCATTTTCGTCAGAGGGGGTGTAACCATTCTTTAAGTCGATGATAGCGAGCGCGTCGCCGCGGCTTTCGCACATTTCAACTAGCTTACGGTTAAGAGTGTTGCTAGTAACACCAGGCATTGTGGCGAGGTTGTACTCAACCACCTCCGGGTCACGTAAAGAATCTAATGCTACGTTAATAGAGTTGTAAGCATAACTATCTTGGTTAGTATTGCCATCCTTTAACGCGCGGGTGTTGTTGAATGGATTCCTTTCTGTGATGTCTATACCATCCGATGCTCCATGTAGGCACGTTGTGAACTGGTTCCATGGTGCTGACGGGCCTCCGGATGTTTCATCCAGAACATTGAGGTACGAAGCACTGGAGGGTCCTTTTATTTGAGTGCTAGCTGTCGCCACTTTGGAGCCGGTGTGCGCCGTATAAGAAAGGCCGGCAGCACGATTACCGGTGCCGTGGGCTGCATCAACGGAATAGCCCTCTGCATAGTTGGAGGCTGTGACGTTGATATTTTTCACGTCATCGAGGGAGAAAACCCATGAATATTCAGTGTATTGAGTATCCGCTGTCCAGCTTTGTATATCGTCTGCTCTTGTACGCAATAGTTCAAAAACGCTGGGTTCGAATCGAGAAGTCCGATAAGTGGTGTCAACACCAAAATAGGCGTCTCGCGGATCGGTTAAATTACCACCCTCCGAAGAACTTGCGCGTAGTCGAAGTTTAGGATACTTAAACTTGCTTTTAACAATGTTTCCATCCTGACTCGAAGAATTAAATGTTCCAAAATCTGGTGTTCTAACTGGGTTTAGGCTGCCCGATCTAATAAATATGGAACCGCTGCCGGCAGGTGGTGTTGAATCATAGCCATAAGTCACCGCGGCTGTTCCGCTAACTGCAAAGCCTAAGTAGCGAGGTGGTCCGAAAACACCGAAGGGAAGGTATTCTGGTGTGGTACTTCCTCGGTCGACTCGCTCGTTCATTTCTATATAAATATAATTGGAAATATTATTGTAATCGCCGTAAGTTCGATAACGGCGCGCCGTACCGTCCCATTCTTGGTATCTATTGCCAATCTTTTTAGCAACATAATTAGTAGATGCAGGATTTAAATTACAATTATTGTATTGTTCTATAATATCTGGTGCGCTATCTATATCTTTGATTCCGCGGATGGCAATAGTAAATGTGCCAAAGGGATCAACATTTGGATTAGTGGACGGTTTAATGTTTTGAATGGAGACCTTTACTTTACGCTGGGTCTCTTCACCTAGTTCGCGTGAGGCAAACCGAAACAACTTCTGCATGTTGGCAGCGCTATAAGACGCGGTGTCTGAAGACAAATCCTGTGAAATGAACCAGCCCGTCTTAGCAAACTGCTGCTTGGGGCTCTTAGTATTGCTCATTCTATAATCGCCGCCGTCTGTCGAGCCGTCTGGATTCGAAAGTCTGAGCATCACTCCATAACAACTGCTCGGAGAAGAGCCGCTAACGCCTATGGCATTGCCGTTGTTGTCAGTGCCCTTAAAGGTTCTCACGTTCCCTTCGAAGCTCTCTCCTAACCAATAGGTAAGGAGGGTATCGCCCGATGGTTTAATGGCGCTGTTGGTTAAAGTGGGATTAGTATTAAAAACTTTCCTGATAAATTTTGGAGAGTTGGTATCAAAGTTGAAAGATGAGTCAACCACTCTAGTTCCGTCGCCATCGCGGATTACCGCTTTAAACGTGGGCCCCGAGTCAGCGGCGCGTATAAATTCAGCAAAACTAGAAGTATATAGGGAGTCATCAACACCGCCTGCAAAAGTGCCGCTTATGTATTCGGTTGTACCGTATTCGCTGCCCGTTACGCTAAAAGCCGTGACCATGCTGGACGAAATCTGATTGGTGTTGCCGCCGGTGCCAACACTAGCAGCATAAACCGTGACCACCGCAGAAGCCACCGAGGCTGAGAAATCTGCACTCGCAGAATTGTTAATTAGTGTCTGAATGTTGGTAGCCATCATCGCACTGGTGGTACCCGTTAAGAAATGATTAGCGGCCCAAGACGCCCCATCTGGGGCCTC